GTTGTATCTGCCTCTCTGTTTGTCACGAGTGTTAGCACGGTACATGAAACCGATTGGTAAGGTTTGTCCGCCTACGGTTTGTCCTTGTCCGAATTTGATTTCGTTGAAGTCAATTCCGTTGTTGGAGTAAACTGGGTCTCCTACTTGGATATCTCCATTTAAGTAATTGGTGAATAATCCAGTTTGGTTTTGTTCGACTGGTAATAAGTTTAAGAATTTTAATGCTTGATAAATTCTTTTCTGTACGTATAATTGGTCATTCTGTACTTTATCTTCAAATACAGCTGGTAATCCATTAAATGCCATAAATTTAATCCTCCTTATTTGATTCCGATTGAGATTTCATCCTCACTGGTTTGACCTATGAGGCAGATTGCATCGGATATGGTTGTGCCTGATGATGCGGTTTTCTTCCATCCATCTGCAGACCATTCCACATACATTCCTGCTTTGATTGCTTCACTTGCTTTTGCAGGTACGGTTCTGATGTCGCTGAATACGGATTCAACACCGCATTTACGAAGTACATCTGCAGTTTTTGCTTGTGCTTCGGTGTATGCTTGGGTTGGGTCTTCATCATATTCCGGATGATCATGTGCAAATCCAACAATGACTCCATTAGCTCCGGTTGCTTTTGCGATGTATGGAAGTTCTCCATCGTCTCCGACGATTGCTACTGCATCGCCTTGTTTTACTGGTGATGCAACTGAAGGTTTTGTGCCGTCACCAGTTACACTTACAGTTTCTACGATGCTTATTGCACCTTCAACTGCTTTTGCAGGGAATGTAATCCCTTTGAATATATTTAACATATCATATCCTCCATTTTAGATTTTAAGATAATTTGCTATACGTTCGGCTGTACCGGTGGGAACGCTTTTTCTTTTCTTTTCGGTTTCCACGATTGGTTTTGCGTCACGGTATAAGTTTAAGAAGTTTTCATTGTCTTTTAAGCATATGTTGATTGCAGATTCTCTTTGTTTTGGTAGGATTATGCCTTTTTGTATGTAGGCGTCTACGGTTGCTTCTGCTCTTTCTTTTTCGAGTTCTGCGAGTTTGGTTTGCATTTCTTTGTATGCTTCGGTTTCTTTGAGTCTTGATTCTACTTCGTTGTTTAGGTCTTCTACGGTTTCATCGATTTGTGTTGTTTTCTTTTTGAGTTCTTCTTTTTGGTTTTTGATTTCTTGGTTTTTTTCTTCGATGATTTTTTCGTATTTGTTTTTTAGTTCGTCGAAGTTGTTTTCTTTTTTAGCTTGTTCGAGTTGTTGTTCGAGTTCTGCTATTTTTTGTTGGTATTGTTCTTTGGTTAGTTCTTCAGTCATGGGTAATTCACCTCAGGTTTTGATAGCCTCCGCTAAGACTGTTAGCATCATTGGTTGTGAAAATAAGATTAAAATATTACTTTTTAAATTTTGGCTTCCCATAAATCATTTCCAAATAATCTGCACGATTTGGGAACTTTTTAACAAATTCATCATGGGTTTTGGGATTCAGATACAACTTAGAAGATTCTGCAAAGTCTTCTTGAAATCGTTCATCTGAACTATTTATTGTTCTTTTATCTGGTGCTTGGTTTTTCCATTCAACAGCTTCTTCATAGAGCTTTTTATTTACATAATACATTTTTTCAGCATAATTGGTAGGGAATTCTCCAATTATTCTTTTTTCACCAGTTTTTGGGTCTTCATAAATATGATATTGGCTATCTTTTTCATGGATTTGAGAATAAGTACTGACATTGCTTAATCTGGTCTTTCCAGTTTTACCTGATGCATAATCTACTGCATGAGCTAATTCATGTGTGAGAGTATCCGTGAGTTGGGATGAGTTTCCTGTTGTTTCGATAGTTATTACTTGTTCGTGTGGATTGTAAGAACTATGTGCTTCTTTATTTTCTGCACTTTTAATCTCAAATCGTTTTACGTTTTCAAGATTTTGAATTACTTCTGGTAATGAACTTATATGGGAAATAATATCCTTAATTTCAACATTGGATGAATCATGTATCATTATTTTGACATCATTGTCAAATGTATAGGAAGTAACACCACCTTCTCCAGGAAGTATTTCTTTTACAATTGTAGGTTCTCCCGAAATTAAAGTATTTGAAGCGGATGTAGTTTGTTGTACTGGCTCAGTACTAACATTCGGTTCCTCCGAAGTATAATAAACAACACACCTGCAATTACCATTCCACGAAGTCTTACCATTCCGCATAACCCATAAAGTATGCCATTTAGGTAACTCCACACAATAAGTATAGTCATCATAATCAACACAATCAACTGTCAATCCTGAATAGGTAGCATATTTAGATGAGTTAATTCTAATCCCATAAATGTCGTAGTTTTGAGTATAAGTTCCATTCTTATGCTCAACAATAGTTCCCTTATGGGAATGCAATGATATGCTTGGACAATATCCGCATAATAAGATAAGATAACTCAAATCATCTCTTAAACGAACACTTGAAGTGAATACAGTTCTTTCGACAGAATTGTATTTGCCATGAGTTCTTTCATGTCCATCACCACGAACATAATTATCTAAAAAGATGTTTAAACATTCCTTATTCAAAGTAAATACTTCAGATGGAATGTATTTCTCATTAGAATAACCTAACGGCAACAAGTAATCGTATAACTCTTTTGAATAAATTACGAATGAATTTTTAGTGATGTTCATTCTTAATCCAAGATAATCACATATCTTTTCAAGGACTGGTTGAATTATCTCTCTGTTTTCACTTATTTGTTGAGCAATAAATACTGGATACTTTCTCATTTGAGCTTTCTCCACATCATGCAGTACACTGCCTTCACTGATGAACCATGCCATGAAGAATGCAAAGTCAGACGGTTCAAATTCCAAACCGTTAATGTTGATTGCTTCAGGACTTTCTCTATCAGTGTCAATGCATCTGACAAAGTGACATTCACTATTCAGTTCAGATGGTTTGAGGAATTGAGGTTCGAAATATCTTCCTTTCTTTCCACCATCTTTTCTTTTGTGAACAAAGCAATCATGGTCTGGAGTAACGCACACATCGAACCATTTGTTATGCATATGCACTAATTGAGGTTCTTTGTGTTTGAATAATCTGATTGGTTTAATGAACTCCAAACTATCATCATCAGGGTTTAATGACAATAGTTTTTCATTGCCAGTTAATTCTGCAATGTATTTCCAACCATGTTCTGTGAAGACTTGTGTATCCTTATGATATGAATTAGGATGAACCGGAGGCAAACGACCAGTATCATTCATTGAGAATATACGGTCACCAATCCAACCTTTACCACCAGCACTTGTATCAGATGGAGTGAAACTATCATCAGTCTCAGGAGTCCAACTCTTATGCCACCTATCCTTACAAACCGGACAAGCAGTATTCCTGCACTCAACATACCAACCATTAGCACCACGCTCACGATTAATCACATAATCAGACACCGTAGCAGTACGAGCAATCTCAGTACGGGCAATAGCTCTTGCACGTTTGCCTTTAATCGCAGAAACACGATTGGAAATATTCAATGCAATTTCATCCTGAGATAAATTACGATTATAACCATCACGAACAATATCACGAACACTATCCTTAATGTCCTCACCAACATCAACAATCATTTCGCCAACTTTCTCTTCAACAGTAACCCGTACAAGTTCTTTCTGAGCAGGTCTGCTGAATCGGTGATTATTAGTTTCGGATAATATCAAATCAATCATTGTCTTATCATAACCTAATGAGATTAAAGGATTGCCTTTATCAGGAAATGCTTTATGATATTTATCAAGGAAAGCCTCCAACGAATCAGAAGCTTTAACACCTTTCTCTAATCGTTTACTAATCTCATCAAACAGTTTATCAGTGTACTTGATTCCTGCTTTAATCAGTTTGTCCTGTGATGGCATAAATATCATCTAAACTAGATAAAATCTCATCAGTAGTTTCCTCACCTGACAAAGATTCCTGATAACCGAAATCTTCCTCAGGCATTTCCACATCATCATCATTAACATACTCCACACCAGCCTCAGCTTTGAATAATAATGCAATACTCTCATGCACCGCACTATTCTCACTATCAACAACACCTTTCTCCATTAACGGAATAAGAATGTCAAATAATTTCTTCATATCACCGGAAGTGAACTTATCAAAACTAAAAACCGGAGCTTTATGAGCTTTACCAAAATTCAATTCAGTAACAAAATTAATTTTACTTTGAATACAATTAGCAATATCCTCCAATATTCCATCAAAGATTAATTGACCGAATTCAGATTGAGTCTGTGATTGAGCATAACTTCCAGTTTGGGTATTATCACCCATAATC